CTGGTAACTCGCTGGCTTTTAAGCGTGGTGCTATCAAGTTTGATGCGGTTTAACGAGCCATCTGAGGGGATGGCCACGCCGTGGAAGTTGGGGGTTGAGCTGTCTCCGCCCATCTTCTGCCAACCGAACAAGCTCCACTGAATAGAGGTCGCCTTAGCAGGGTGGCCGTACGCCTGTACCTCAACCTTGACAACGGGCTTACGGCTCGGCTTCTTCTGCTCGGCTTTCAGTGTTGACGATAGGTCTCTCATTTCATTTCAAGTCAATAGTCATTAGTCGATAGTCGATAGTCCCCAGCCTCCCCACCTCTGGCAGGGCTAAAGCCCTGCGCTACATGTTGTGGGTAAACTTCACGGATCATAAAATGTTGACCACAATATATTGTGCCTCCCTGCAGCTCCTCTCTCCACAACATACAGTGTTAGGCATTGTGTTTTAGCAGTTCCCCAGCGAGATTCCCGAGGCCGAATAGTGATTGGTCGCTGGGCGCTAGCTTGCTCTGCCATGGGATATCAGTCTCGGCTAATGCCTCGAGCTCGCTATGCTTTTTGATAGTCCGTTTTACGGTCCGTAACATATTCCAGAAGTGGATGCCTTTCTGCCTGGCCATGTTGTCGACTGAGTAATAGGGGCAATCCTTGTTATCGTCTGCCAGGTGCTTGTCGGCTTCGTCAAGCCTGAAGCCGTACATGTGCTCAAAGGCTTTCATCGACTTATCGAGCAGGAAGTCCCAGTAAGATAACGCCTGGTCTATATGCCGGCATTTGGTAGCCTTGCCTTTGTCCTGGGCTGCAAAGAAAACAGTTATCGGGTTGACTTCCAGGTAAGTATTAGCAGCTCGGGCTTCCAGCTTCTTGTCAAAGGCTTCCATGTCAAACGGCTCGAAATAAGCCTCCTCGACTAGCGGGTAGATATCTTCCTGGAGCTCGAGGACTGCATTGCCTGCGGATACCTGCCTGGTTTTCTCTGCCTCAATCTTGACCTGCTCCTTCTTTTCGTCATGCGCCCACTGAGCAACGATATAGATGCCGCCCATCAAGAGCGGGGCGAAGCTCTGAACCGCTTCCATGATGGTATCCCCCTGCTCCGGGGCGAACTGAGCAACCACTGTGCCAGCGATGGCGATCAGCGCTGCTGTCCATTTCTTTTTACCTTCTATAGTCATAATGCACTCCTTCGGAGGAAATCCTAAATCCTAATATCTAAACTCTAAACAAATCCCAAGTCCAAATGCTCTAAATTCAAAACGTGAGGGTTTTGATCATTCGAATTTTGGGCTTTGATATTGTTTAGGATTTGGTGCTTAGTGCTTAGGATTTTCCTCCTCCTATCTGATTTTATTTTTCCTCTCTATCTGCAAGCCTCTGAGATTACCGAGAAAGGGCTTGAAACAGTTGGCGGATACAATCCTGCCTAAACAAGCACCGCCAGAGTATCGGGCACGGGCTTGTCCGCTTTTTGATAGTGCCTGGCAAGATGCCTGGCTGCCGAAATGATATAGCCCTCGGATGCCTCGACTCTCTGGCCCCGGTAGCCTCCCCGGGAAAGCGCTGCCACGGCTGCCGGCATGAGCTCCCAGTCAACCGTCCTCTCAAAGCCTATCTTTCCCTTAATGGCTCTGAAGATGGTCGTGTTGTGATGCGGCAGCTTCCAGGTGTCGGGGTCGCCCTTATCGCCCACAATGGCGAACGCCTGCCACGGCAAGTCCTCTTTGGTCTTGGGTAGTCTTTCTTTGACTTTGGTATTTGTCATAATGTACTCCTTCTCATGTATAAAATTGTCCTACTCTGAGCTTGCGGTTTCTGCCGTAGGCTTTGAGCTTTCGTTTGAACTCGCTTAATGCGTCTCTGGCCCAATAAGTATAGTCGCGGTCGACATCACTCCCGCCGGTGTTGGCTCTATCAGAATGGTACTGGCTCTGGGCTAGTGCGGCATAGGCGGAAGCTCCCAGGGCAACCAGGTCTTCAAGATAGGCGGGTATGGTCGAGCTGGCAGCGTCCAGGGTGTGAACCTTGCTCCAGTAGATGTAGCAATCCTCTCCGTCTCCCTGGTAAGCGCCTAGCAAGGTCAAAGCGTCCTGGTAGACGGTGAAGCGCTGAAACTCCCGGGGGTGCCGGTCAATGGGGAACTCAACCTTATCGACTGAGACTCTATCGGTCAAAGATGATATGTCTATCTCGTATGAGCTGTCGGTGGTAGCGATGGTCGCCTTCTCCTCTTTGGGCACATAACGGGATAGGTCGGCAACGGCTCTCTGGATGGCTCTATCGATTTCATCATCCGTCCACCGGTAGTTGCTCGGGTCCTCGTCTTTAAGGTCCCGCCTGACTAAACCTCTCATTTCAGTTAAGGTCATTTTCCACCTTCTCTAGCAGGGCTAAAGCCCTGCGCTACATGTTTTCTGGGGGGGTAGAGTAGTTGTAGCCTCTACCCCCCAAGCTTTAAGGAGGTACGGGGGACATGAAACCCCCGCAAGCTCCTCTTAGGTTGCTAAGCTATCGACTCTGGCGTTCAAGAAGAAGGCCACCTCGGTCGCCGATAGGGCAATGCCGATGATGGTATCGCAATCGCCAGAGGTGGTCGGTGCTGTATCGGTTATCTGGCCGCTATCCGTGCTCTCAGCTACATAGACATAACCGCCAGGGGTAGCGCCTGTGTAGCCACTGACTACAGGGTTGGGTGATACGGGTATGACATCACCAATAGCACCATCAGCCAGGGCAACAAGCCGTCCCTGGATAGCCGTGCCTACAGTGGCCAGGGCTAGCTTCCAGCCTGTGCTGTAGCCCAGAACGTCCCCACGCTTGCAAGCCTCGGCCAGCGTCACGGTGGGGGCTTCTGGCCCGACATTCGAGTTTATGATGTTTCTGCCTGTTCCTGGGTCACTAAATGCCATATTCTTTTTCTCCTTTTCAGTCGCTAGCCATTAGTCATTAGTCGATAGTCGATAGTCCCCAACCTCCCCCGACTGCTGACTGCTGACTGCTGACTGTTGCCTATTTTTCGCCTTACGGCAAATTAGTCGTTCTTGATGCCGATTAAAGCGGCTCTCTTGACCAGGCTGAAATCAGCCAAAGAGACATACCACTTTAGTCGTGTCCTGTCGGCGTCCTTGGTCTCCATAGCACCGATAGGCTGCACCTGGAGTCCGCCTGGACCGGTCAAGCCACAGAGTGCGCCTTCCCCAAACTGGAGGGCATAGATGCTGGCGCAACTGCCGGCCGTGAGGCTGAGCTCGTAGTCGAAGGGGGTGGTGGCTAGTTGGTGGGTATCCTTCATGAAGTCGTTGATGGCAATGACTATGCCATTGTAGAGCTGAACGAACTCACCAAGCGCCCCGGTACCTACTTCGAGGTTATTACCGGCTGCTCTGGCCAGAGCGCCTATCTTTCTCCGTGTTCTGCGGCTCATCATCAGCAAGTCGGGCTTACCGCCTTTGACGGCATCGATGAGCTCGTCAATCTTGGACAGGGAAAGCGTGGCGCCGTCCTGAGACGTAGCCATCGACACTACCTGAGCGTTAGGTGTGGCCGGGTCGGTCATGGTATCGATGAGCTTGATCAAGCCATCGAACTGGCTGGGGTAGCCGGTATGGTCGCCGTAGATGAATTTATCCTCGAGCTCGTGCCTGATGGCCTTAGCCGTTAGCTCGATGATAGCTCCCTCGACGTCCTGGATATTGGAGCGGGTCTGCTTGATATAGGCGTCCACGTCGGCGTTCTGCCCCAGGATAGACAGGGTAGCCGTGGGCTGGTCGAAGGTTACTGCAGGTGAAGTCGCCCAATCATCATTGACGGCGTGCCATTCAGCGGATGGTAAAGCCTTCTCCCTGTTATAGGTCAAGGCATTGCCTACAATCTCTATGAACGGCATGCTCTGGAGCAGCGGGCTATCCTTGATGATAGTCTCGATTACTCCAGCTAGCAGAGCATCATTACTTAGTTTTGCTGCTTCGGTTAAAGTTGTTGCCATAGGTTATTTTTCCTTTCGGGCTTCTTGTAAGCCCCTGGTTATTTTTTCCCTGCTCGACAGGGTAGACAGGTCGACGGGTGTGGCTGCCGGAGCTCCTGCTGGGATGGTGGTCAAGTTAGCCTGGCTCTCCAGGCCTGCCTTAACCTTCCCCACCACGGCATTAGCCTTTTCG